GAAGGTGTTCTGACCACTGGTGTTCACCCTAGTGGTCTTGTCGGCAGCATACCCCATCAGACCGAGGTACAGCTGACCCTCAGTACCGCTACCACGGCGGACTCTGAACGTGATCCGATAAAGTTTTGTTGGGTCAAACGCAATCTTTTCGGGAGAAACCAGCCACGCCACCTGCCCGTCAGGATCCTTGACGAGCATGGAACTACCGGTCTCGATGCGATTGTCCGTGGTGTTGAAGTGGAAAGCACCATTACCAATCACGCGGACCCAGTTCTGCTGCCGCATGTCGTCGAAGAACACGTAGTTCTCCGCTATGGAGCCCATGGTCCTTCCGTCAACGGTAATGGACCCGGCCATAGCCGTACCGGCTTTCAGTTTGGCAGCGGACAGCTCCGTGATCTTAGCATCAGTAATGATGGCGTCTTTGATCTGGGCGGTTCCAGTGATGACGGCCTGATCGGTGACGAGCTGATTTGCCCCAATTGTCTGGGACAAGATCATGCCGCCGTCGATGTAAGCCTTTCCTTCAACGAGCTGGAAGTCCTTTCCGCCTTTGTAAATGCCAAGCAGGATGCCCTTATTACTATAGACCGTCGCGAGCGAGCCCGTGGTGGAAAGCACTGTTTGGCCGCGAATGTAATAGATGTAAATAGTACCCGACGACCAGGTGGTCTCACCTGCGGCAACGGTCCTTGTCTCTGTACCACCATTGTAAGTGATAGACCCGCTGGTCCAGGTAATCTTGTTTCCAACCGGCTGGAACGTGACGCCGTTGATAGTCGGAAGATCGACATCCGGGATTGATCGGGTGGTGGCGGAAACAACAGAAGTGAAGGAGGACTTGTTGCCCGAAGTGTCGACCGACCTCAACCAATAATACCGGGTGGTTTCGATATCCAGGCCAGTCCTGGCTAAGGTATCACCGGTAACATTGCCAATATGGGCTGCGGACCCAATGTTGTTCGTGGAATTTTCCCAAACCTCGATGTGGCTCAGGTCGGCATCGGAGGGAGATGTCCACTTGAGCCAGATTGCGTCAAGGCCAGCGGTGGCTGTGACGTTCGTCGGTACTGCAGGAGGTGTGGTGTCCGCAAGTGTCGTATGCGAAACAACCGTCGAGGGATTCGACTTGTTGCCCGAGGTGTCAACCGCGATGACACGAGCCTGGAACGATCTTGCAGGCCGAACCCGCCAGACATGCTCGGTCGAACTGGTTTGGAAGGAAACCCATACCCCGTCTTCTTCCTTAAGCTGCACCTCGTAGTAGGCCAGGTCGTCATCAGCGACGGCGCTCCAAGTGGCCTTCAGCTCAACGTATCCAGGATCAGTTGCTATCTCCTGCGAAGTGAGGGTCAGACCGGTTGGAATGGCTGGTGGTTCGGTATCCACCCAAGGAGTCTGCGTGTTGATCGACACCTCGTCGCTGAAATTCAAGCCGGTGGTGCCGAAAACATCATACGCCGCGACCTTCACATAATAGACATACCCCGGGTCGACCGGAATGTTCACCGAGTTGCTCTTGCCCTGATACTTCAGCGTTGACGGACCGGGCACAAAACCAGGTGTGGTCGAAACATGAACCACATAACCTTCCAGATCCCTGTTCTCGACAGGGCTGAAGCTTACGACGATTGAATTGAAAACCTGCTGAAGCTCGACGCCCGTCACCTTTTCCGGAGGTGGGTTGTTAATCACCAACTCAGTGAACGGCGAGAGGGCACCGTAATAGTCCATCACCGCCACGGAGACCTTCACCATACGGGCAGGCGTCCCGCCGTTGTCCGTCTTGTTCACCGTATATTCATAGGTGAAGGTCGGGTCCTGGACGTTGACCTGACGAAGCAGGTCACCATCCATATTATAGATTTGGACGACGTAACTCTTGAAATCCGGATGCGTGGAGGCATCCCAGATCAGGGTAGGCGACAGCCGCTCGTAGATATCGTCCAGTGGCTCGTCGAGCAGGCGCAGGCCGGTGACAGGGTCCAAAGCCCGGTAATCACCGACAAGGCGATGTTCTATAAGGAGAGGCTCGCTTTCACGGTTATAGGCGGTGACAGCAACGATGCTGAACACATATTCTCCAGGCGGGACCTCCTTCCACTCAAAGGTGAGCGCAGACAGTTCCGCCAGCATGTAGGGCGGATTGCCATTCCGGGAGACCAACACCCGGTATTTCTGGACCAACGTGCTGGGACTTGGCTCCCACTCCAGAATCAGGTCAACAACATCCTTTCCGGCCCTTTGCGTACGAATGGGCCGGACAGTTGCGCTGGGCACCGGGGCGGGTTTGTGCTTGGAGCGGACCTCGTACTCAATAATAGTCTCGCTCGGGTTGTAGACATGCCCATCCACGTAGGCCCACTTGGCGCGGTTGATCTCGACGGCAGTAATCTCCACCTTGTCCGGATCACCATCCACCTCCGTGATTGAGGTGATGCGGAAGGCACGAGGAGCATCCTTACCATCCGTGGTCTCTATCGCGAAGACGGCTTTCTCCGGCAACTCAGGAAGCGTCCCGTCAACAACCACATCGGTGATCGTGCCCGACAGGCCCTGGGCCAAATCATATTTGTAGACGCGGAACTGGCCGCTCTCGGGATCGATCAGTTGAAATACGACCCGATAGTTATAGCCGGGTTCAAGAAACAAAGGCTCGCGAAGCGAGAAGGAATCTTCGCCGGTAACCTCATAAACTCGGCCATGGAGGCCACCCGCCATCTCGTCGTCCGCGATTAGAACGACGTCATAGGGAGACAGATAGAGACCCTGACGGTTAGTCTTGAAGTTGACGATGCGCTTCTCGGAGATGCCGGTGATTAGCTTGTATCGGGCGCGGGCAATTGCCTCCGCCTCGTCAATGCACCCCACCGCAATGAAGTTCAGAGGAATGCGGCCATAGCGGTCAATATGGTCCTGATCATAAATCCGTCGCCTGTCCTCCGCCCAGTTGAGGTCCGGATTGATGAAGGTGACGGTGATGTCATTGTAACGGCTCGAAATCTCAGTGAAGGAATAGACGAAGAGGCCATCCTCCACGTTCTCCGGAGAGAATATCGCAACCGGCTCGGTATCCCTGTCGATTTTTATGGTTCCGAAGCCGTTGCCATCGTCGAAGAAGCGTCCTCCGAAGACACCCGCGACATAATCGATGGCCTCTCTGCCCCCCATCGGGTCCTGGATAAGGTGGTTGAAGGTAAAGCGAGGCTTGCCATCTGCTCGACGTTGGTCGCACCACTGGCCGGCGTCATAGACATCCCATTTGTTTAACTCGATGGGATAATAGGCATTCATCCCATACCTGTTGTTCATCACGAGGTCGTAGAGGACGAATGCCGGATTGTTGGTGTAAGCGAGTTTCCACGTACCATCCCACACCCCATTATAGGTGCGGGCTTCAGGATCATAGTTCGAGGGCACGCGGACAATGCGTCCCTCGTAAATACCAGAGAACTGAGGGATCGAAGAGAACTGCTCGGACGCCCGAGCGACCAATTGTGTTGTCGCAAGGCCAGGGAACTGAAAGGTCTGGGCCTTGACCTCCTGGAAACTCTCCCAGACAATGTCAAAGAACTGTTTCGTCGTGTTGGGAGGTGACAGCTTCGTGACCCGGACCATATAGGTATCGTCATCGATCCGGTTAACCGGGATTCGAAGCTCCTTCACATATGGAGCGGTGGTCTTACCCTTAATCGTGACAATACCATTCCCTCCAGGGAGGGGATTCCACCGGGTAAAGGAGGAACCGGCGTTGATCCAGGTGGAACCGTTGAAGATCAGGGCGGAATTTTCCTTAAGCCAGACATCACCCTGGTTTGGTGAGCTAGGATGAAGCGTAGGACTTATAAACGCCCTGACAGTCTTCTGTCTGCCCTGAGCATCGGTCTCAGTCCAGGACCAATAGATCAAATTGGTAATGGGCTGCGCTGACTTGGTAGCAGAAATCTGCTGCCAGACGTCGTTAACGCGCCTGTAGGGCCGGTTGTCGTTGTCTTTGTCGAACCAAAGTGAGTTCGAATCGATCTTTCCGGTCGGAGGGCTATTCTGCCAATACACGTACCGGTCGCCGGGGGAGGGGGACGTTTTGGCTATTGAAGTCAGCCCATACCAAAGGTTCGCCAGGGAAGGCGGTGGGTCCATTGAATTGGTCTGCGCATTGTGCCAAACGCTCTCGCTTGTCCGCTTATATTCAATTCGGACTTGGCCGGAATGCTCGTAGTTACCTTGGTCATCCTCGCGATAAAGTCGATTAACGACCAGGCGGATATCAATGTAGTCGATTTTTGTCTGCTGACCCTGTCGGACAACAGGAGTGTTCGTTTCAAGCTCTGTGTTAACCGTTATGGATGAGCCGAAACCGCCCATCCGGGAGACGATCTCCTCTCCTTCCTCCGAACCCTCCCGAATATGCAGCTCGAACTCATCGAAGTTATTCTCGCCGTCAGGGCTCTGGAGGGGTGTGTCATCGATCAGGAAGGACTGCGGACCATTCGCGAGACCCTTGATCGGACCCTCCGAAACACCAAGCAACACCTCGACGATATCGGTACTGAAAAGATTGTCGGACGTCCTATGATAGGATTTTCTACCACCAGAACCGGACAAACGCCTCGGTTTCATTTTCCGTCCTTCCAACGCTTGCGCATCCAGGTCAGCCGCTCAGCAGCCTCATGAGGGTCGAACTCAAAGCGAATAAAGTTGATTTCCGAGCGGGCATAAGGATCGATCAGAGCCACAGGGCAGGTGTAGAGATCCTTCTTGTCCAGTCCGAGTTCTTCGGCGTACCGGTCAAGCTTCTTATAGGAGGCCACCTGGATGGCATGCCAAATGCGACCGGAGTTGGGACGCATGCCATGTGCGTAGCCGGAGGTGTGAATGTGACCTCCGACGTAGATGTCGTGATGCTCTCCATCCAGCTGAGCGGTCTTGGCAGCGCCGAAGACTTCACTCCACTGCGACTTTCCACGGAACCCGTGTACGGCATAGATCTTCACGTTGCGTCCGTTCGGGAACCGCAAGGCAATCCGAACCTTGTTGGCCTTGTGAACGACGGCAGCATCCCGAAGGATGTATTCGAGGATGTCGCTGCCCTGCTGCCAAACGTCGTGGTTCCCGAGCGTGTAGTAGAGCCACTTGATGCGGTTGAGCACGTAATCGACAAGAGCAATGGCCTCTGCGGCGGAGGTGCTCTGCTCTGCATAGAGGCGGGCTAGACGGCCAGACCAGTTGTTGAAGGCGTCTCCCACATTGCCGGCATAGAGGCCCTCGACACTCCCGTCGAACAGGGAGACATGCTCAAGGATTTGTTCGAGATCGGTGCCGTCGTCATCCAGATGCATGTCACCGAAGAAGCCTAGGCCGATAGGGCCGTCGCGGTTCACACGGACCTGGATCAGCTTATCATTCTCATATTTCTGCTTCTTTCGGGCAAACTGCTTAATACGGCGGTCGATCAGTTCTTCAATGTCTATGTCCGGTATTTCCGGGGTGAGGCGTTCAAGGTCGTCAGCCTGCCATCGCTTCACCATCCCTCGAATGCCAGACTCGGAAATGTCATAGCCATTCTCCCTCAGAAATCGGGCGGCGGGGCGAAAACCCCCGGTACGTGCAATGGCCTCTCTGATCAAAGATTCATCTGGACGCACTATTTGCCTCCGCCACCAGAGGTGGTCGCTCGTTTCGAGTAGTCTTTTGCGTTGATGTCGAACGCGAGGTAGTGTCCCCAGACCCGACGCTTTCCATAAAGAATGGGGATACGGGTACCAATCTGGACCGTATTCCTTGGAGCGCCCAGGTATCGACTTCGGTCCTGCTCCTTATCATCCTCGGGCTGAGGGGCCAGGATTTGAGCCAGCCCTCCGAGGACAGCAATTGCACCGACTTTCATCACCATGGAGCCCAACCAGGTGGCGGGGCCGATAAAGAAGCCAATGGCGACGAGGGCGACACCGAGGAGGATCTGAAGAAGGCCTCCACGCTTGCCGCCATTGAGTTGGGGAACGATGTGAATTTCTATCTGGTCACCAAGATCGCGAAAAAGATCTTCCTCGGTTTCGCAACCGACGACCTTCACACGCTGTCTGGTGGGAAAGAGCTGCCTGGAGACTGCTTCCACTGCTTCCGCAGCGGTTCTGGCCACTATCCGGATCGGACCCTCATGAAACCTTTTCAGGTGTCCATGGAGGACCACGATCCTATGAGCCAATCAACACTTCTCCGTCTTCGATAATGTATCGACGAACGCCATCTGTCCCGACAATGAAATGTTCAAGCTCGGGCCAGTTCAGGAACGTCTCATAATCGTTCATGGAAAGATTGCAGTCGCTCGTCGGATGAGTGTGCCAGGTGGCGTAGGCATCCTCACCATACTTAAGGATGTCCTCACCCTTTACATCGAACCCTTCCTCAGGCTCGGGGCAGACGTTCTCTACCTCGACTATCTCGCCGTTTTTGAGGATGAAGCCAACCCGCTCAACCTTCGGGTCGTACTTCTCCTTGAGCTGCTCGATAATCTTCGATAGCTGCATCAATCTTTTGTCTCACCCGCTCTGGAAGGAACTCACGGATGTTGGCAGTTTCTTCGACCTCCGGGAGAACTACATCCTTGTGGCGGAAGACACCGACAGTGATGTTTCTCCAGAGGCCACCATACGGAACGACCGTCGAGAGATTACCCCATACATGATGTAACATCCTGCCGTTTTCAAGAAGAACACCAGCATGGTTGCCGACCTTCGCCCTTAAAGCCATGACGATCACATCACCTGGCCGATATTCGGAAGGATGAACGTCCAATGACCGAAAACCCGTCTTGTGATAGAGCCTGTAATAGAGGGAGAGATCGTGTTCCCAGAAGTCATTTGGACGGGCATAGTTAGGCAGAACTATGCCGAAGTTGTCAGCATAAAAGTCCCTCACAATGGAGTAGCAGTCCGTCACCCCAAACTTAAAGGGTCGACCGACCAAGTGTTCGTACTTCAGAGCCATATCTGCATCACAGTGTAACGAACGGGAAGTCAGGTGGGATGAACATACGAACGGGAATCTGGAAGTTAGCGCCCTCCGTCATGCTCCTGAGTTCAAGGCTGATGACCTGACCCGAAATAAGTTCCCGAACCCGACCTACATACCATTTGCGTTGCTCAAAGATGTTGACATTCTCTTCGAGATGACGTCTGAGGAGCCTCTTACGTGTAACAATAGCCAGGTCGAGATCGGAGTTCAGGGCTGCCTGATTAAAGATACCAAACGGATTCATGACGCGAAGAACCGGGCGGGATTCCTCACCTTCGGAAGATCGCATGTCTCCACTCATGGTGCAGGCCATACCCTCATAAACCTTTCCTTG